CAGATACAGTCACTACTTCTGCTGCGTTTGTAAATACAGCCGCTAAAACTCTAGATGATCCGCTAAATGTTTGTTGAGCAGTAAACGTATTAGCTACGTTTGTCACAGGTATATTAGCCGAAGCCAATGATGTTGCACCTGTGCCACCGTAAGATGTGCCTAATGGGTTAGTTGGTGTCAAGCTAGTTGCAGTTAAAGCGCCTGTTGATGGGTTAAATTGGAATTTAGTAGAGCTTACATATTCTGTTGTAATATTTCCTGTTGTAACAGAGGTAAATAGTGGATAACGAGTAGAGTTAGTTGTTGTATCGTCTGTAATACTGACACCTGAAGTGATTGTAGTCCATGTAGGTGCAGCACTTGAACCAGCAGAAGTTAATACTTGGCCACTTGTGCCAAATCCTGACGTTCCTGTAGTTGCAGCGCTTGTGCCTAAATTAGTTGATAGTCCAATAGCACCTGATGAATTAATAACGTGAGCTGATTGACCTGTTGTTCCCCATGTTAAATATAATTTATATCCGTTGCCTGATCCAACACTCATGTCACCATCGTGACCTGAAAAGTAAATGCCGTTATTAATAGAGAAGAAGTCTGCAAAAGTGCCTGAAGCAGTGAATACAGATGAATTCATACCAAACTCACCGTAATAAGTTGAGTCTGTGGCTAAATCATTAGATACCGCAAAATTAGTAGATGCTCCAGCAGTTCCTGATTTGTTTTGTAATACAGCTTGCAAATAACTACCTGAAATAGTTGCACCTGAAGCAAACGATGTATTAGAGGCATTGAAACCCAATACAGGTGTTGTGCTTGTAGTGCTGCTTGTTGATAGATAAGTAAACGCACCTGTTGAAGCTGTTGTTGCACCGATAGATACAGCGTTAAAAGCTGAAACTGTGTCACCTAAACTCACCGATGTTGCGCCAAAAGTAATAGATGAGTTAGTTAATGCACTGTTAGGGATTGCAGTTAATGTATTAGTTGCACCGCTAATTGATTTATTAGTTAATGTTTGTGTGCCTGACAATGTAGCTACTGTTGAATCAATAGCAATTGTAACCGCAGCTGATCCGTTATAGCTTGTGCCACTTAAACCTGATCCAATAGTAAGCGCATTAGGTGCAGCCGCAGTAATTGTAGCTGTTCCGCCTAAACTGATAGATGTTCCGTTAATAGTTACAGAACTGTTAGCTAATTGAGCGTTTGTAACTGTTCCGCTTAAATCTGTTGTAGGAATTGAAGCCGATGCAGTTAAAGCAGCTGTTCCGCTACCTTTTACATAACCTGTCAATGTCGTTGCGCCTGTGCCACCGTAAGCCACTCCAATGGTTGAAGCATTCCATGTGCCAGCTGTTAGCGTTCCTACGCCTGTGATGCCTGTATAAGAACCTGTGAGGTATGATGAACCAATTGTGCCACTTGTAATCTGTGAACCTGCAATAGCTATATTAGTATCGGCTAAAGCTGTTAATTGACCTTGTGCATTAACTGTGGCCGTTAAAGTCTTGCTTGCAGAACCTACTGAAGCAGCTGTAACGCCTGTGTTTGTAATAGAGAATTGTGTGCCTGTTAAAGTAAGGCCTGTGCCTGCGGTGTAGCTTGATGAAAATGATAAGTTATACCAATTCATCGCAGTTGTGCCTAAAGTGCCACCTGGTTGAGCCGTTGTATAGAACGCAGCAGTCGCTTGACCACCAGCTACTATATAGATAACTGCACCTACATATTGCGCCCAAGTTGTAGAACCTGTAGCGTAAGTCCATGCGCCTGTTTGAACAAAATAGATACCATTTTGTGCAGGATTTGTTTGATCTTTAACTAATACTGTATCGCCTGCAACAACTGAAACTGTATCAATAGTTTGTGGGCCTGAAAGCGTAATGTTTGTTGTTGTGGCGGCTTTTGCTGGAGCTTTCCATGAAATGCCTAATAATGCGTAATCTACATATTGTTTATTAGCAATATCAGTAGCCGCAGAAGGTGTTGTTGAAATCGTGCCTGTTGTAGTGGCTATGTTAGTAAATACACCTGTTGAGGGTGTAATAGCACCAATAGTCGTGCTATTAATCGTGCTGTTTGTAATATTTACACCTGATTGGTCAGGATTTGCTGATGCGTAAAATGGCTTGTTCTGCCCAATAAATGTTACAAAGTTATCTTGGGCATCAAAATATGCCTGAACAGGCAATAAGTTTTGAACGGCTGATTGAGCAGGACTAGTCATTATATTTCCTTAATTTATTGATTTTCAACAGCCGTTACATAAAGTGTAGTTGTATCTGAACCACCGCAAACTGCTGTGATTTGGAAAGGAGCTGTTGGAACTGCTAAAGTTATAGGGTATGTCATATTTGCTGGTAATACAAAATCACCTGGAGTGCCTGCTGTTGGGAATACAGAAACAGGAGCAGTAGCTAAATTAGAAACAGTAATAGCACAAGCTTTAGCGCCAGCATTTAAAAACGTAGCGAAATTAACTTGATCGTTAGTTGAATCGTCAATAGTTAGTGAAGTTGATGATGTAGCTGTAACAGCAATAGCATAGGTTTTCCCTGCTGCTTTTAAAACTGTGGTATTAGCCATGATTGTTTCCTTGAATTAGTTAAATTATAAACTTTAATAGAAAAAAAGCCATTAGAAATTTAATGGCTTAATCTCTTATATTACATCTATTAGCTTTGTTGCGTTAAGTCGTAGCCATAAACATATACATCGAATGTCGCTGCTGCACCTTGTGCAGTTGCAACGTTCACATATAAGTTTTGAGCTGTTTGAGCAGCTGTAGTAGCTACAGTTCTTTCTGACACAACTGTTGAAGCTGATAAACCTGATAAAGCTGCGTTAGCAACAATACCTGTTCCACCTGCTGCTGGAGCAGTAAATAAACCTGCTGCCGCAGTTGTTAAGCTAATTGAAGCGTTTGTAAAAACAACATTTTTTACAGAGTAAGATGTTGAGTTAATGATAGGTAACACTGTGTCACCTGTTGCATTAGCATTAACACCTTGATAAACAGCTAACAAACGTAGCGCTTGGTTTGAACCAACTAGCTGCGGATGTGCGCTTGAGGTGACTGCTGGGCCTGGATTTGCCATGATAAATTTTCCTTTTTCTGTTTGATTAATATAGGGGACTTTTACATCCCCTAACCGTTACATTACTTAAGCTGCTACTCGGCAAGCTAACTCTGGATAGAGAGGCGCCCAACCGTATAGAACATCAAGACGTGTAGGAATTGAGTCATTGTTAATTGTGTATTGACGAACAACACGCATTGAAAGACCAATTTCCTTATCAGATGCACGACCAGCGAAGTGAACACCGTCAGGTAGCTCAAGATCAGCTACTGCTAGTGTGAACGCATTTCTGTGCATGATGATGTTTTGTGGTGATGTAACACCTGTGTTGTTAAACGGAGTAACTGTTTGTGAGCCTGTTGAAGTTACAACTACGTTTTGGAATTGACCAGCAGTAATAATAGCTGGTGAAACGTTTACAGTAGCTGAACCTGAAGCATTAATAGTTACAGGTGAATTAACAACGAAGTTACGCAATTTACCATAAGATTGACGATTTTGTGGGTTAGCACCATAAACGCCAGCAATAGTAAATGTGTCACCTTGATTTAAGTAAGCCGCAGCAGTTGAAGTCGCAGCGATAGTGATGTTAGAGCTAGAAGCCCAACCACTTGTTAAGAAACCTGTTGCTGTTGTAACGTTACATGAAAGAACAGAAGTTGCATAAGAACCAAAAGTTTGTGAAACAACGTTTTGATCTAATTTCCAATTCATACCGCCTGAATCACGACCCATTAAACCTTTAGTGTATTGAGCAGAGATTTGAGCTGTAGGATTGAAAAGACCTTTTAAGTTGTCAACAATAGTTGCTGATGTAAATGGCTCAACGATACATGATCTACGGCCATCTCTAGGAGCGCCTTCAGAATCAAGATATGCTTGGCCTGATAAGTAAGTAATTAAACCTGTTGGAGTAACACCTGCTGTGCCAACAATATTTGCTGTGTTGTTTTTAGCAGTTGTAAGACCATCACGGTCAATCTTATTCGCAATCGCTGCAACAGCTGGTTTAAGAACTCTGTCACTAAACATATCTAAAGATAATGCTAGGTCTTGAGTTGTAAACTGTGTGTCAACGTGGAACTGTGTTGATAATGTAACAGGGACTGAAGTTTCATTGAAATCTTCAACGTTTAATGCTGGGCCTGTTGTTCCGATGAAACGGCCTGGGCGTCTTACGTTTACAGTGTTACCGATTTTTGCACCTACAACAGCGAATTGGTCATCGTAGTTACGATCAACTTCTGAAGTAAATGTTAATTCATTTTCCAAAACCATCAACGCTTCGTTGGTGATCTTGCTAATGGTTAGTAAATTATTAGCCATGATATTTCCTTATTTTAAGAGTTTAATATCCTGCTACCTAATTTTTCCTGCTTTACGAGATTCACGCCATTGTTGATAAGTGCCATGGAATTCACCATCTGACCCTACTCCAACATCGGCAACTGCTGAACTCGTCTTTATAGGACTAATTGGTGCAGGTGCTTTGCTGCGTGCAATAGAAGGTTTTGTTTCAGCTTCAGTCTTGGCATCTTTAGGTGTTTCACTAGCCTCAAACTTTGCTTCCAACTTTCCAATTTCTCGAAGGGCGCTCACTGTTGATAGAGTATTTAGCTTTTCTGCTAGCTCGGGATTTTTTGCTAAATGATAAAGTATTCTAGGCCCTTGTTCGGACTCTAACATTGCATCTCTTATAGCATCGTTGACAGTTATGTCAGCTGCCGAGGCAATCATTTCATCATAATCAGGTAAATCCGCCTTAACAGTAGCTAATCGATCATTCCAAGATTTAATGACTTGTTGTCTTTCATCTTGAATCTTTCGTTCAGCTTCGGCTTTATCTCTATTCAAAAGGGCATTTTCTGCCGACCATTCAGCTAATGCTTCAGCGTATTCAAACGCATCATTAAACTGACTTGGCGAAGGCTTAACGTTTTCCTCTACAGGTTTTGGTTCAGCTCTTCCTTCTAGCTCTTTTATACGATTTTCTAAAGACTCACGAGCTTCACGTTCTTTAGCCGCTTCTTTGCGAGCTTCTTCACGTTGCTTTGTTAGTTCTGAAAATCTTTTCTCAAGCTTGGGGTTTTGTTTCTTCTCTTCTGTTGCTTTTGTTTCTATTTCTTCAGTTGGCTGTTCACTCTGATCGTTTGCTTCCTCTGTCGGCTCTGTGGATTTTTCTTCTACAGCCTCAACAGGTGCTTCTTCAGCTAAACCCAATCTGTTTGCATAAAACTCTTCTGCGTTAGCAGAAGTTACTACACTTCCTGCTTCTTTTTCTGACATGGATGACTCCAAGATTTTTACCCAATGATTCCATTGGTAGATTGTTGCTTTATACTACAAAATCACTTACTAATCAATTGCTAATTATGAACCTAGTGATGTTCTGTTTATTTCGTCATCTGATTTTGGACTAACATCTGCTTTTTCATTTGGATTGTCTTTTAACCATTGCTCGTGCATTGATACTGCTTTAGGCCAATGTTCTGTATGAATTTCATTTCTTTTTTTATAATCTTGATGATTAATGCCTTTTGATGATTCGCTATGTCTTTTTAAAATATCCATAGCTTCTTCATGGTGTTTATGATGACCAGCTAAATTAGCAAGTCTAACTACATTTTCTGAATGATAATTTTTATCTTCATTTTCATAATATTTTTTCATCCATTTGCCCATGTGAACAGGTATTGTTCTTTTTGACATTGGAGTTCCTGATTGTTTTTCCATGAATTCTTCATCATGTTTTGCTTTGGTTTTGCTGGTTACTAATGCCATTATATTGCCCTTTCAGTAGTTTCTGCGGTAGCTAATCTAGCTTGTGTATTGTTCATGTTAGCAAGTATTAATGCTATTTGCGCCTTAAGTTGCTCAATTTGGATTTTAGTGTCGTTATCAATGTCTGTATCACGAGCTTTATTTTGTTCACGCATTTCACTATCGTGAGCTTTAGCTGTGACATCCATAAGTTTACGTTTAGTTTCTGCATCTTGTTTGACTCCTTCGATGTCTTGACGTTGTTGGATAACCATTTGAAGCTGTTGAATAGCTTGTTGTGATTGTTGGTTTTGTGCTTGAAGTTGTTGAAGTTGCATTTGAACTCTTGGTGGCACTTTAGACTTATCGTCAACTTTAGCCAATGGGTTATTAACTGCTAACCTATCAGCAATCGTTTCTGCGCCTGGGAAGTCCATGTTTCTTACCAATAGATCACCTGCTTGTTGGATTAAGCTAGGATCAGCTGCAAATAGAGCCATCATAGACTCAACTGCTTCTTGACGTTTAGAGTTGTAGCCTGGGCCTGTATCCATAACAACATCATACTCACCTACGGTTACATCATTAAGAATCTTTGTAATGCCTTCTTCGTCTTGGCCGTATTGGTTAATAGTTAAAATTTCAGGTTTGCCATCGTCACCAATAATTCTTAATACTCTTTCTCTATCGTATATATGTGGAACTAAATCAAGAATAATGCGACCTGTTTGACGGATAGAACGAGTTAAATTGTCATAATAATGGAAGTTAGTCATATCAACTTGTTGTTGCTGACCTTGTAACGCTTTACCTGAAATATTGCCTTGTGGTAGTTGGCTAGGGTCAAATATACCTACAACTTGCATTAAGTCAGTAGTCATAGATTGAGCCGCAGCCATAATGCCAGCTGGAGGTGGTTCAGGTTGTAATCTTTGTGGAGGAGGTGCTGGTTGACCATCGATGTCTTTTTGCTTATAACGCAAAACAGGCATAGATTTAATATTAGCCATAGCCCATTCATTCTCGTGGCCTTCGTCTTGACCTTCAGCCAATAGCCATTTAGCTTTAGGTGCTAATGCAACTGACTCGGTAAGGGAAGTTTGCCAAAAGTTATACATTCTTTGTGGGTCTTTAGCCATGCGAACAATACCAAACTTCTTCTTCTTGTTCTCTACCACAGTTTCTTGACCAAACACAGGAACGATAGGAATATATTTACCTGCCCATTCACCTTCTTCTAATACTTCCATAGAAGTTAGTTTGCACCATTTAATCTTTTTCTCGAATGAATTACGAGTTTCAACAATAGTAATGCCTGCCATATCTAATACATCTTGAGGTGGTAAGTCATCTGACTTAACGCTTGAACCATCGGATAGTAAATGAACTTTAGTAGCTTTGCGTTCTGTATAAAAGTATTCAGCTATTCTAATATCTTCCTTCATAACCCATTCAGGATTAGTGTCACCTGTTCCACGCATTGTGAAACCTTGTTCAGTTTCAGCGTTAGGATACATCTTACGGAAGTTGTCTTTTGATACGACTGTGGTAATTAGGACTGTTTCTGCGTCTGATCCATCAGGCATAACAGAGTTAGGATCAAAATAAACAGTGAAAGGATTGTCAATAGCTTTAATGTAGATTTCTTGATCGAATGAATCGTCACGCACATAATCTGTTGTTACACGCCAATAACCCCAACCCATTCTGACTGCAAAGTCACCAGCTTTGTCATAAGCTTGGTCTGCATCGGAATGATTCTCAATATGTCGGCATATACCTTGTAGGATTTCTGCCATTCTTGCATCTGATTCGTTATTCATGCCATGCACTTTAATGCGTGGTCTTTGTTGGCGCATCTGATTGGTGATCTGACGGCAATAAGCGTCAACTTTGTTTACTGTTAGACATGGGCGAGCTTCTAATACTCGGCTGTTTTGAATTTCAACAGGCCATTGATCACCTGCGGCAAACTTTAAATCTTCTAAAGCTTCTGATCTGTTGTTTTGGTCTGCTTCGTTAGCAAACTGTAGGAATTTAATCGCATCTGCTATGCGTGGGTCATTATCAATTGATTGTATGCTATCTTCTGCCATGTTTTATCCCATCCAGCTTGCGCCAGGACTATAAGTTAATTTTTGAGCTTTACGTTCTTTTTTATCTTGGATCATTAAACCTATATAGCGAAATGCGTCAGCGCCATGAGAATATACATCATGGAGTGGATTTCGACTAAATTGACCTGTATCAGCGTCAACTTCATATCGGTAGTGACGCAAGCATTGTAACCCATCCTCGCAATTTTCTCTATCAAAATAGCAACTATTGAATATGGTTCGTGCTGCATTTATAGAATCAACAATAGGAACTCTAGGTAAAATGTTAGTTTTGTATCCTGCTGCTCTAACTATGTCATTAATAGACCTACCATTAGAAGCAATGTTCTTGCTCTCTGCATCGTGTGGTAAGTGTAAAGTATCGTATATATACCCAAACTTCTGCATTTCTGCTAAATAATGAGTGATAGTCTTTTGCGTGTCTTGCATATAATTAATTAATCTTGTTTCCATGCCTATAAACTGCACAAACCATATAGCTGTGTGATCTGCCCATCCTAAATCAAAGACCGCATGGACAGGTTTTGTGGCATCGTAAGGCACTTTTGTGATTCTTCCTGATAGCTCTGCCATATTCATCTCATTAGCGAATATAGCGCCATCAACGGTGAGTCGGCATAAGCCTTCCCATACATTATTATATGCTTGTAAATCTCTATTCTTGAGGGAATCTTTCTCAAGTCGGAGTGTTTCAGGAAACCAAGGATTATCATTCCAATTAACTCTTTGAACTACAGAGTGTTCAGGAGGACTTATAATAAATCTTTGATAAGTTTCATCTGATTCTAATTCAGGATTAAAGGTTAGCCATATTTCTGACTTTTCTTTACGGATAGTTGGAATTAACACATTCCAGCTAGTCTTTGATACGGTTTGCGCTTCTTCTACCCATGCTATGTCAATACCCTCAAACGATTTAACATTGGCTATGTTGTTCTTTAAGCCAACAAAGGCAAACTCTGTGCCGTTTAATCCTCTAATGGTTGCTTGAGTGACTTCATAAAAGCCTTCTAATCCCATTTCTATGATTTGATCTGATAGGAGCTTATGCACAGAATCCTTCATGGAAGTCATAAACTCTCTAGCGCATAATATACGAGTTGGAACTCTAGCGCCTTTAATTAATAATGCTCTTGCAACACCCCAAGACTTTGCACCGCCTCGACCTCCGTATAGGACTCGATAGCGTGATTCTTTTGGTTCAAATAGACATTGGAGCTTTGCAGGGAACTGAACTTTCCCTATGGCTTCATTTAATTGCTGGTCATTCACTAGGTTTTACAAACGTGACTTCAATCCCTGTTAATAATGGACTACCATCAGCACCACTAATCTCTTGGAATTGTATTGCTTTGCCATCCAAACGATCCACAACCTCTTTTACCGCCCAAGGTTCACGAGCAACTGCTGCTTCGACTAAACCTTCAACGATTGAGGGAAGCTTGTCAGGGTTCTGAACAATGTGCTTGCGTAAAGCATCATAGAACAGTTTTGACTTAACTCCGTTTTGATTTCCGATAGGTGCGCCTGCCATAATTGGGTCAATAATTAACTAATTGATTAAATTATATTATGCTTGTGGTTCTTCAGGCAATGGATCAGCTTTAGCAGTGTCCTCAACTTTAGCCTTTTCAGCCTCTTGTTGCTCTGCTATTTGTGGGATAGCTTGAGTTTTAATCTTTACTACGATTTGCTCTGCTACTTCCATTGGTAGTTTATATAGGCCTGCTACTACTAATTCTGCTTCTTTGATTTCAAGCTCCAACTTAATGGCCATGATTTGCTCCTTGGTTAGTGTGTATAGTGTGTATTATTTCTTTTTCTTGCTTGCTTCACGTTTTACTGCATAAGCAATTGCCACAGATTGCTTTTGTGGTTTTCCTGCTTTAATCTCTGCCTTAATGTTTGATGTAAACGCTTTGGCGCTTGTTGATTTCTTTAACGGCATAATTTTACTCGCTTTCTTCTATAAATGCGACATCTTGCCATGACATAATAAGAAACTTCTCACCGTTATCCATGACAGGTTGAAATTTAAGATATTCGTCTTTACCCATAGTTCCAAATCTGATCTTATCGCCTATCTTAACATGAACAGGCTCATACTTGCCTTCTTTGATCTTTTTGCCAGGCCCAACTGCTACGACTACGCCTGTATTGTATTCTTCATGGTATATAAAGCCAGGGATAGTTGACTTGGCTTCACGCTCAATAGGTTTTACTAATATTTTGTCTGCAAAAGGTCTTATCATTTCTTAATCCTTTTAGGTTTGGTTTCAATTTGGATAGGTTTAGATTCTAATAGGTTATTAGTAATGGGTTCATCCATCACTTCGTCTTTAGTTCTTGCTACGTTAGCAAATATAAATTCACCGCACCATTCGCTAGGCGCTTTAGTAAGGGATTGTGGGTATCTATGACAAGAACCTAATTGACCGCCTGTAATAAAAAATTTACAAGCTATGCAACTATCTGTAGAATTTGATGTAGCCATTTAATAAACCTCCATTATTACTTGGTTAGAACTCCCAATCAGTCTAGGGCTGGTTGGGTTTTCGTTTAATTAACTATACTTCTTGTGATCGTAACAAACTTTTTCAGAACTTCCGCCTTTAAAAAGTTTATCAACACCAACTGCGTCTTTCTTACCCATTGCTACTCCACCCTTCATGCTTTCTTTTTTTTCGCCTGAAGCGTCAGAAGCTTTAGCACCCATTGGTAGTTTTTCTTTATTGTAATATCCCATAATTTTTCCTTTTAGCTAAAAGCTCAACCCTGTTTATCAGGATTAAGAGCCTTTATTTTAGCAGAAAAATGAGCCTTGAGTAACCTTATTTCTTCTATACCAATCTTTATTGTGCTGTTATCAGATTCGAGTGTTTCAACAGCGTGTATTCCAATTTTTCTAATAAGTCCGTGTCTGTATCGGATGAGATTACCAGATAAATGGGTGTTACAGGCCGAGCATTGTCTGTGGCAGTTAAGCTCGTTAAATCGAAGGTGTCCTGCACTTCCAATGCTTCGGTAATGGCCTGCATGATATGCGTAGGCACTCTTTGACCCACAACTAATACAACCGTCATCTTGATCCCTTAACCTAATATATTTATTAAATACTACTTGTGTGTCTTTTAACCAATCGGATCGGCTTTTTAGTTTTAGCTTGGCTTCTTTAACTTCTTTTTTGACAATTTTAATTCTTTTGTTTTTTGACAGCTCTATAGCACATTTCCATCCACAAACTTGTTGCAATGGTTTAGTCGGTGTGAATTCTACTTTACAAACCTTACACTTCTTCGGTTTCACTAAATCTTACTCCTAATTCTGCACCATAAGCGTATATACTTTCTATATACAAATTAAATCCATGCTTGGTTAGTTTTTGAGTTGATCCAATTAACACTCTTTTGCCGTCAGGCGTTTCCTCGTATTTTTTATAGCCTTCTTTAACTTGTTTAGGATCAGGAAAATCAGGTAAGAATTTTTCTTTAAAGTATTCGTGCCATATTAAAGCAGAATATTGTCTGCCATGAACCCAAGCTTGTGTAGCTATGTCGTTTAATGGCCCTGCCCACATCAAAGCATTAGCGCTTAATGATCTACCTTTTTGTTCTTCACGAATAATAACTTCAAGTGGCCGTTCAATGTCTATTGGTGCATTTTGTATTGCGCTTATAGCTGTGTCGGCTTGCAGCTTTCCTACAAGTCTAATAACTTTAGGTAAGTAATCTGTTCTCATAATGTCGTTTCTCGTAATCATTGCGACAATCTATATCGCAAAAGCGTTTAATAGAAGGTGATTGACAATTTAGACAAGAGCCGTTTGATTCAATAGATTTTTGATGCGCTCTTATATTTTTAATAGCTTCATCTCTATCGTGTTGTTCTAAATCGCTGGCTCTGTCAAAATCATCTTGCATAGTTTAAAAAGGAATATCAGATTCCATGTCATCAAAGTTAGCTGGCGCAGGTGTTTTAGCAACTTCTTTAGCTTCTTCACGACTGCCTAACATTTGCATTTGATCTGCAACTATTTCAGTTGTATAACGATCCTTTCCTTCTTTGTCTTGCCATTTACGAGTTTGAAGTCTGCCTTCAATATAAACAGGGCGGCCTTTCTTTAAATACTCACCTGCAATCTCTGCAAGCTTTCTAAATATAACTACGTTGTGCCACTCGGTCTTGTCTTGCTTATTGCCTTCTTTGTCTTTCCATGATTCAGTTGTAGCTAAACTAAAATTACAAACTGCGTCACCGTTTGGTAAATGTCTTAAGTCAGGGTCTTTACCAAGATTGCCTAATACGATTACTTTATTTACTGATGCCATGCTGCTCTCCTCTGTTGTGAATTGATGTTAGATTAGATAATACATATTTATCACCTAATTGTCTTTTTAAAAATTGAATTTTAATATTGCGTCTTTCTAAAAATTCAATGTCATTTTGTGTTACAGGTAATGCAACTCCGTAAAAACTATGGATTGTAGGTTCATAATCCATTTTAAATGTTAGTTCGCCATAATGATCTAAAAAATATTCTTTCATTTAATCCTCGCACTTTCCATTTAAACATCTTGCGTTTGCTAATGCAGCTTCTTCAATATCTGCAATTGCATCTTTGCCAATAAAGTCATCGGCTGCAATTCTTAATCTATTGTATAGACTGCGCTCCACTTCTGTAACAGAAGTTTTCATTAAAAAACCTCTATCTCTTGCATGATCCGAAATAACAGAGTTGACATAATCAGAAGGCTCTACACCCCATGATTCAACTTCATTATATTTCTTTTCGTCTATTTCAACTTCAATAATTACACTAAAGCGTTTCATGTTTCACCTTTCTGATAAGTTCTAACATTGATGATCTACCATGCTTTTTTTGATACCGTTCAAGCATAGCTCTTGCGTGTGGTTTAAAAGCACCTCGTAGCCAGCGCACCCAACAACACTCGTTATTAAAATTAAAACGACCACGATTTTCATTACAATACTCACAATTCATTAAAATAAAATTCCTTGAGTTTCTACGTTACCACCTGAATCATAAGTTTGACTATCACCTTTTGGATAAGGCAAAACACCATACATTAATTTTTTTTTCATAATTTTTTTATCTGTTTTTGATCCATGAAAAAAAATATATCTATGTTTTCTACTTCTTTCTGTGTAATAAAAATCTTCACCATATTTTTCTTTAATAGATTCTAATGTCATACCGTCAGATAAAGTTTTACTGTGTTTATGTTCCAAACCTTTAACAGTCCAATCAACTCTATTTGCAGATAATCCTGTATATAAAAAATTAGTAGATTGATAAACATATCCAACATGGCCTTGAGCTGTGTCGGCATAACTAACAATAATAGTTGGCCTTGGAAGTAATTTCATTGAATTAGCAACTAAAAAACTAGATTCATTTTTATTATTTTCCATTAAACAAAGCCTATTTAATTCTAAAACTTTATCGGAATATTCTTTTCCACATATTCCCATACATAATGCAGGGCTAGCAGGTATGCCATAAGTAACAACGCCTTTTAATTTATCTTTATCATACAAACCAAAAGCAAACATTATTTGAGGTATTCTTTTTGCATAATGTTTTTCAAGTAGCCATGGATATGTTTCTTGATTTTTAATTTGCATAACTTTCATTTAGTCCTCAATGCTTCTTTAGCAAATTTAATTCCAATTAAAGATTTATACTTACCCTTTTCTGCGTCATTTAATATTCGTCTAGCCCATGCCTTTGAATCAGCAATTGGTCTGCTTGCTATTTCAGAAGCAACTCGTTTCATTTTATCGTGATTGTTTTTTATTTCTTCTTGGCTAAAATGTCTTGGCAACGCTTTAATAAATTCTTTAGGTTCTTGTAATCGACATAAATCCAAAATGTCAGATATTGTTGGCATAAATTTATTTGAGTTGACGTATTTATCAAAAGCTTTAGATATAACCATAAACTCGTATTTTTCTAATTTAGCCCACCATATTCTTAAAGTTTCACGATCAAGTTCAGGTCTTGAATAAATAGTTGTAATACTATTCATCATGCTTTTAAAACCAATCTTTTCATTTTCTACCATGACTCCTCCTGTGTAGGCTCATCTAACCAACGTGAACCATTTAACCACGTTGACGCATGAGGTATATAAAGACCGTTGTTTTTAAACCATTGAGGGCTTTTCTTTTGCCATTCTAATGCTATTAATACTAAATCAATGTCAGGTTTATGTTTAATCCAAGCTTTTAAAGCTGCGGTTTTTCCAATCTTACGAGGATATGCAGACCAAAATAGATCAAAGGTATTATCTTGATTAATGATTAATGATTTATGGTTAATGATTGATGGTTTATGATTAATGATTGGTTGAACGGTTGTTGAACGTTCGTTTAACCTTGCTTCAGCAGATGCCTTTCCTGCCCTAGAAGCCTGATCTATCCTTGAATTATACTTTTCAATCTCTCTATCACATCGACTATGAATCCAACCTTCTTGTGTATTTTTAAAGAATTCTGTCAAAATTTGACTAGCCATATCTATATTAGATATTCTTAATTTTCTTAAAATAAGTTGATTATCATTAGGTATAGGCTTTTCAGAATCGTAATAATAGTTAATTAAACGCAAGTAAATTGCTTCTTCTTCTAAAGATAAATGAGCTGTATTGCTTACCCATTCTTTTATTTCAAACTGAAAATAGTGCATATAACCTCTAATCTTTAAATTTGCGTTTTAGGAAGATTTCAGGGTATTGAAGCTTAATTTTTGCTGGAATACCTCTAACTTTCCAATTGTTTACCTTGATTCTGTCATGGTGTGTAATCAACCCAAGCTTCCTAGCAAGTTTCGTGCCACCCCCATAGAATTCAATGATTTCTTTATCGGTCATAGGCATACTGTAATCCTTTTTAATATTATTGTGTAAAATTATTTAATATAAATGTTTAAATAATGCTTGACACTATAAATCTATTTGATTAATATTGCAACTGTAGTTTTTAATTAATGGAGGAAATTATGGCAAAGATCAAGTATGTAGTTGAATTAGCAATAGATTCAACATGGATTGCAGATGGTTTTGATATTAGAACCAATAAAGATGTAAAAGATTTATTGCAACAATTGTTACCTTATGCTTATGGCTATGAAGTAAGTGGTCGTGTTATATCTAAACCAAAATTAAGTATTGTTAAAAAATTACAAGGATATACAAAATGAAAACAAAAGGCATCATCGTTACCGTTCTAGCAACTTACCTATATGGCGCATTGTGGCTATACGTTCTTTACCCAATCTTAACTAAACATTTTGGAGCTTAATATGAATATGCACGAAGAATACGCACAAGACTTAATTGACACCGATCCATTAGATGTTATTGCTAATATGGATCACGACCAAATAGCTGGCACGATTCGTGCTTTGTATTGGGCTAATGAACGTGGCGATATGGTTAGCGTTAATATCTTTGCCAAGTCGTTAAGTAATTCTTTTTTTGAGAAGGCGATGGATATTACAGAAAAAAAGTTCCAAGAAGCTAACGTCTATCAAGGCCCTTATGACGAGATGTATGACATGGGTCACACGCACATGGACTTCCTATAATGATTAAATATATCCGAAATGTTGTGTATTTATACTGCAAGGGTTTTACTTTTAGAAAATCAATTCAATTAGCGAAAGGCATTAAATGATTACTTTTAACGAATTAAAAAAGATCAACGTCAATGAACATACAGAAAAGAAAGGCAACTTAACTTATCTTTCATGGGCATGGGCAGTAGATCAATTATTAACTAACGATCCGATGGCAACTTGGGAATATAAAGAGCCTAAACAGTTTAACGATACATTAATGGTATTTTGCTCGGTTACGGCTTTTGGCAAAACTATGACATCCCAGCTTCCTGTATTAGATTACAAAAATAAAGCGGTTATTAATCCTGATGCTATGGCAGTTAATACTGCTATGCAACGTTGTTTGGCTAAAGCAATCGCTTTGCATGGTATTGGCTTATATATCTACGCTGGCGAAGATTTACCTTCAGAAGAATCAACAACACAACGAGTAACTCAAGCAGATATAGATGGTTGTGTTGGAAGAATTAACAAAGCCGATTCTGTTGATAAGCTAATGGAAATATATCAACAAGCTTCAACATGGTATGACGCAGCATCTTTAGCAAAAATAAAAGCATATTTATCAACTCGTAAAAATGAATTGGAGGCATAGTATGAATCAACAAGAACGCTTAACAGAATATTTACAAACTCATGGCAAGATTGATCCATTAAAAGCATGGACTCAATTAGGCATCTATCGTTTAGCCGATACTGTTTTTAACTTACGCAAAAAAGGTTATGAAATAACAACCACTAATAAAAAGGTTAAGAATAGATTTAAAGAAGTTTGTGTAGTGGCTGAATATAAGTTGGAGGCTAATAATGAGTGACATTATTTTACAGGGAACACCTGAATGGTTGAAGCTGCGTAAAGGCCATGTCACAGCTTCAAAGGTTGCAGATATTATGGCTAAAACTAAAACAGGGTCAAGCGCTAGTCGGCAGAATTATTTAATCGAGCTGGCTATTCAACGAGTCACAGGCGTTGTTGAAGAGTCATATAAAAATGAGGCAATGATGCGTGGCACAGAGGAAGAGCCAAAAGCACGAGCTGCATACGAAACTATTACCAAAACTTTTGTTGAGGAAGTTTCGTTTGTCAAACATAAAACAATTGAATGGTTTGGTGCATCGCCTGACGGCATTATTAAAAACAATGACGGCACATATAACTTGTTAGAAATTAAGAATCCTAACAGCGCTACGCATTGGTCTTATATAAAAGATGGTGAAATACCAACTAAATATAAAATTCAAATGATGGCTCAAATGTCTTGCACAGGCGCTCAATGGACAGATTTCTTTTCTTACGACAGTCGTATGCCTGAAGGAAGTAGATACTTTTTAGCTCGATTACAGCGTGACGGTGCTTTCATAGATTCTATGGAGCAAGAAATTAAAACCTTTTTAGAAGAGGTCGCACATGAAACAAAACTCATGGAAAACCGAGTTTAATTTGCAAGATGGTATAATACCTATTGGCAACAACACAAGGGGATCATTTATGATCGACCAAGCCTTGCTATGTCTAGCGCAAACCATTTACATGGAAAGCAGCCTAGAACGCAAAGAAGCACAAATTGGAGTTGGCTATGTATTAATGCGTAGAGCTGACTTTGATCCACAACAGGTGTGTAATGAAATGAAAAAACCGTATCAGTTTACTTGGTATGGAAAAGTTAAACCACCTGAACATAAGGAAATTAAACCCTATTTTCTTGATCTTGCATATCGCATCATGCACAAGTTAGAGCCTGACTATTCTTATGGCGCTCAAAACTTTCACGATGATTCAATCAAAAAACCTCAATCATGGTTCAAACTTAAAAAGACTGTTCAATGGTCGCACATGATTTTCTATAAACAGGAGGAAACAAAATATGCTCAATATTGAGTTATATGCCAAACAACTTAATGGATTGGATGTTCAATCCGTATTAAATCCAAAAAAACTGCAAAACCCACCTGAAGATGTTTCATTAGATTATTACGTTTATCGTGGTAAAAAAGGCTATGCAAGTTTTTTATCTTCTAACAATAAAGAAAGACAAATATCTTGCAATATTAAATTAATATTTGACGGCAGAACAAATTTGCTGAAAGATGTGAAGTTTATTGAAATAAAACATAAAGATAACCAAAAATGGAAGAAGTAATAACTTTTATAGTAAGGTGCTTAATGTTCTGTGGATGTGTCGGTCTTATGATCGGCACTTTTTTTATGCTTGAACTTTTATTTGGAACTCATATATGTCATTAAGAAAAGAACAGTTGTTGGAGGCGGTTGAAGCTTTTAATAAGACAGGAAGTGAAACTAAAGCAGCAGAATTATTAGGTATTAAACGAGCTTGTTTGCAAGGCAGATTAAAGGCAGCAAGATTAGAAAATATAGTTCCCTCAATACCACTTGAAACACAACTCTCACCTGAAGTAGCCCTTAAAGACAAAGTAAGAACCCTAGAAGCGCAAATAGCTTCATTCAATCGTGACGTATTAAATGAGAATTATGTTAAGTCAAAAATTCTTAAAATGGCAGAAAAGAAACCTTCGCCACCTAGCTGGTTATCTAAACCTAGCCCAAGTAAATCTGCTCCAGGCGTTCCTACATTATTTGCATCGGATTGGCATTGGGGTGAAAACGTTGACCCTAACCAAGTTAATAATGTCAATTCATATAATATGAAGATAGCTCATAAACGAGCTAAAAAAATGATTGAAGTTGCTATTGACCTTTTAAATAATCACATGGTTAATCCAAAGTATCCAGGCATTGTATTAGCTTTAGGCGGTGACATGGTATCAGGTGACATCCATGAAGAGTTGATGGCCACCAATGATGCAGAGATTATGCCTGTAGTTATAGATTTGTTCGGTGTGCTAATTTGGTGCATATCTACATTGGCAGATCAGTTTGGCAAAGTATTTGTTCCATGCGTAGGCGGTAATCATGGCCGTAACACTCATAAGATTAGAAACAAAGGCCGTAACTTTACTTCTTTTGATTGGCTAACTTATCAATTCCTAGCTAAACACTTTGAAACCGATAGCCGAGTATCTTTTCATATACCTGACGGCCCTGACGCTTTATATGCTATTTACAACCATAAATACTTATTAACCCATGGCGATCAGTTTAGAGGCGGTGACGGAGTCATTGGTGCGCTAGGCCCTATTATTCGTGGTGACCATAAAAAAAGGTCTAGAAACGCCCAAATTGATATGGAATACGATACTATGATAATCGGCCATTTCCACCAATTAATACAATTAGAAAGATTGATTGTAAACGGATCGCTAAAAGGGTATTGTGAATATGCGTATAGCAATAACTTTGGATTTGAACCTCCAAGGCAAGCTTTATGGATAACGCATCCTTACCATGGCATTACATTTTCAATGCCTGTCAACGTGGATGTATCGTTTGAAAATTCAGATAAATCAGAATGGGTTAGTTGGAAGGGTTAAAAATGACATTATTGAGCGCTAAATATATTGCATCTTTGTATTCAGCGTTTAGACTTATGCCACCTTTTGACCGATACGATTTACCAACCGCCTCAAAAATAGAATGGAAAATAATTAATGACCCAGCAGCTTATGGATATTTTCATTGTGACCCACATTTAAAAATAGAAATTTCAAAAGGTCGTTGTTTGCACTTTTTAACCATTTCTGAAACTTTATTGCATGAAATGTGTCACTTAACCCTTTATTGTAAAGGTTACAAGCACTGGGAGGCCCATGGCGCGACTTTTTATAAGCTGGCGGACAAAGTATCCAACCTTTATGGATTTGACCCTAAAAGGCTATAACGTGCGTTTTAGGGCTATATATTACTTTTTTGGAGGAAATTATGAGCAAAGTAGATGAAATTTTAAAGAATAGGGACAGTATTCACGGTGATTTTCAAAAAGGAGCGCAAACTGCACAACTTTTAAAAGCCGTTATATATGATAGTGAAAATCATTTGCCTTTGGATATGAATGAGTCTTTAGATTTGATATGCACTAAAATAGCCAGGATAGTAAACGGCAATTATAACGAGATTGATCATTGGCTTGACATAGCAGGATATGCCCAGCTAATATCTAACAAACTTCAAAAGAATTTGAGTGAAAACTCAAATAGGTGAATAGCGTTCCTCAGAAAAATGTATTCACATTAAAAAAGGGCAGAAATGCCCTTTTTTATTTACCAATAACAAATAATATATTCTGAAAGTATATGGAGAGGCAAATAGCACATACATACCAAACTAATGCTAATAGTAAACGCAACAAATACCTCAAAAAAGTTATCCACTATTTATTTGGATGAGCACGACTCATTGGCATCTTTTCGTGCATTTTTAATTCACGAGATAGTTTTTCAACTTTAGCCTTTTCGTGTTCCCAATCCTTCATAATTTGCATTTCTTTTTTCTCGTGACGGATTGAAGGTTCGCATTTTTCTATTTTCATATTTGTAGCCATAATTTATCCTTTAAAAGTTCTTGTTCCTGATTTGTCAATAATTAATTTTTGTAATCTTTGCGTTTCGCCTTTCGGTGCAAAGCCGATATGACACCATCTATCATACTCCAAAATAACTTGGTCATACTGAATATTACTCCCAATAATAGCATCCACAACAGCACGAGGGCTACCGAAATTAGGGCATACAATGTCCGCAGCCAATCCTTGAACGTGGCTAGAAGTAGGTTTGCTTCCAAGCCCTGTATTAACAGATAAGCAACGATAAGCGCTATTAACATGAATAGGATGATTAAGAACATTTCTTACTCCTTCCAAGTTATCTGCTAACCACTTTAAATTATTTAATACAGTTGCATCGCTAGGCATATTATCTATGTTATTGCGATCAGCAAATTCAGAAGCGTAAAGTTCCTCTAATGTAAAATGAGGAGTTAATTTCAATTTGCACCTTTGATCTTTTCAATAGTCCTTAATCCGCCAATACCCAATAAACCACCTAATACTGTATTTAAAGTTGCCATGTCAAATGGCACAAGAATTGGTTGTTGATGAAATAGCATGAGAAAACAATTAAGAATTGGAAAGAATACAAAGTGCAAGGAAAAAGCAAAACCACAAACCCAACCAATGCCTGGCCGCCAACCTGATTTAAAAAGATTTTCAGATTTAGCTTCTTCTGCATTAATATTAATTTGACCAAGAGATAATTGAAAGTCTTGTTCGCTTAAAGCTTTTTCTAATTCTTGTTTTGCTTTTTCACGAGCATTAACGTCAGGTATAACTCTATCTAATACAGTAGAGCCAATAGATAATACTGAATCAATGATGCCCATTATTGAGCTACAGTTGTTGTAGCACCATGTTCGTTAGTTACAGAAACGGTTACTGTTGGAGTTGGTGCTGGAGCTTCCACAATTGGTTCAACTTTTTTAGTAAAAAATAATTTGATATATTTAAATAAAACAACAAATACGTTAGCAATTGATTTAACTACGTTCCATAATGCTTTTAATAATTCCATATTAACTCCTTATTTTAAAACTATACTTAATAACAATAAAATAATAGCGCCTGCACTTGCCATTAATATACCTTCTAAACGTTTTAATCTTGCACCAATTTCTTCATATCTTAAAGCGCATATTTCTTCGTGAACGCTTAAACGGCTATCTACTTCTGTAAGTGAATGTTTAATCATAATTAACTTTTCATAATGTAACAAAGAGCAAAGTATGGAGGAAGGTTTTGACCTGTTCCACTTGTGCCTGCTGTTGCATTAGTTGTAGCAACTGTAACGCCTGTTGTTGCTGTTGATGTTGTAAGAGTTGCACCGGTAGTTGTAGGAATTGATCCTCCACCTGATACAGTTCCGTTTTGTGAGCCTTGGTTTGCAACTGAAACTGTATGATTATGGCCTGCATCTGTTACAGTAGAAGTTGCAGTATGTGTATGAGATACCACAATTGCATCTGCTGTTCCGCCTGTTTGATTTACAGAATAAGTAGAACCTGCACCAACAATAAATCTATCTCTTAAATCAGGTGTTGAGTTTGTTCCGTCACATAATAAGTAACCGCTAGGAATAGAACCAATTGAACCTGACCATAAAAGTATCATGCCTGTAGGCAATGTAGATGAAGCAGCAGGAATAGTTCCTAATATGCCGTATAAATTATCGTATGTAGCAATGGTTGAACCAACTGAATCTTGTAAAATAAATTTATAGTTATAACCGTAAGTCAACCAAATTTCACTTGGTGTTCTACCGTCAGTTCCTAATATAATTGGATTGGCGTTAGCTATAGTTCCATTAATAGTTGTGTAAGTTGCTAACGGTGTAGATGATCCAGCTTGATAGGTATATATCTTGCCACCACTTAATGGTAGTCCTGTCGTGCCTAAAAAACTTACTCCGTTGCCTATGGGTGATAGATTGACTGCCATTTTATTTTCCTATTTCGGTATTAAATCGGTTAATTTAGTTTTATTTTGTTCTTGTGTTGATGCAGCACCACGAATTGCTTGAACAGGAACATCTTTTAATCTTGACTCTAATTTTGGCGCTCTTCCTAATCTCATGCGTTCAGCAAGATTTTGAACATCTTGAACCCTTTGTTGACCAGCAACTTGTTTAACAGTTGAAGTAATTGCAGCAGTTGGTATTGCATATTCAGGAAATGAACTAGCTAACATTGTATAAAATGTTCCGCTAATAATACCTGAAGGTGCAAATTTACCAACAAATTTAGCAAAGTTTTGAGCAGAGCCACCTTTAGCTGCTTCTATAATTGCTTGTTGTTCATCAGCTGTAAACAAATTCATTTTCTTTTTATTTAAAGCTAAATTCTTTAATTGATTAGCCAATGACTGTTCAGGGCCTGCATTGGTATATCTTGTTTTTCCTTCAATGTCTGCTTTATTAATCATGTCATCAAATATTTCTGCTTTTTTAAGCTTACTATATGATGCACGAGCATCTTTCCATGCTTGTCTGCCTTCTGTAGTTCCTGTTTTAACAGCGCCTTCAGGTGCATTTAATACATAATCATCAAAATGATCTTTTAATATTGTAGCTATACGTCTTTCTGAAGGATCAGAGCTAGCTTGTGCATTTTGAATCATTTTTCTAATAGCAGATAATTCTGTAAAATCTTTAGGTGTTGCAGGATTTTGCATTTCATCTAATACACTAGCAATTTTAGGATAAGCTGTTGGTGTATAGCCTTCTGCTCTTAAATCTGTTCCAAATGATTTAGCAGTTCCAGCAAAATGATCTTTATCAAAAGACATTCCTGATTCTTTAGCTTTATTAAATAAAGTATTTGATTCTTCAAGTAATGCTTCTTGATTAATATGTTCTGCTGTACGTTTTGTTGTTCTTAAACCTGTTAAAGCGCCTGCACCTACACCTGCAACCATTGGTAAAATAGGGTTTCCTGTTTCATCATATATATATTGTGTTCCAGCACCTATAGGTGCAGATGTGGCTAATTGTAATTTAGGTCTTTCTGATAATGCTTGTGCAACTCCACGAGTCACAGGTGATTGTGCAGTTTTAGCCAAATTAAATGCAGCACCTAATTCTGCCGCAGTTCCGCCAACAGCACTTCCAGCCGCTTGAGCCATGCGTTCTGATTCTGTTTCAGGAGGTTTAATGCCTGGCGTTAAATATCTAGATGCAATTTCACTTGGCATACCTAATTTAGTGCCAAACGATTTATTAAGAATAGTATTAACTAAATCACCAAAAGGTAAAGCAACAGTTCCTAATACAGCACCAGGAGGCCCACCAAAAGCAAAACCTGCTGTAGTTGAGGCTAATGTTGGAGTTGCACCACGAATAGCTAATTCACCATGACGACCAATAATATTACCAACATCTTTAGCACGTTTCCACCATTCACCACCAAGCGTTGCAGTTTCAGGCTCAACATAAGGCTGTGAATTTAATATTAAATCATTTACATCATGTTCTGCCGTTGGAAGCGCATTATTTGTTTGGTCTGCGCCTGATGACATAATAATATCGTTAATGTCCTCACCTGTATTATCAACAGATACATTGTCAGGAGTTACATTAATAACAGGTGCTTGAAGTGTTATTTTTTTAGCCATTATTATTCGCCATTAACAAGTCTTAATACATTTTCACGTCTTTTTAATAAATCTTGTTTTTGTTCTTTTGTCATATTGTGTAGCAATTTATTAATTTCAGTTTTATCATCTTTATCAATATGAACTTTTTGTTTTTCACCTGTTAATGATATAAGTTTCATTAATGTAGGATCATTAGCATACATAGCAAATTGATCTTTAAATCCATTAATTGCATTAATATTTGGATTTTGTTGATTGCCAGCAACTCTAATAACGCCTCTATTTAATAAATCTTGAGAAGTTACTTGTGTTGCTTTTTCATTTCTAATTAAATCAATTAAAGCATCTTTTTTAAGATTAATGCTTCCGTAAGCTGTATGTTTGCTTTGTAAATCCATCTGTGAACTTGGATTTTGATTTTGAATACGTTGTTCAAGATATTTAGCTAATTCTTGTTCTTTTGGAGTTAAAGATTCTTGACCTGTTTTGCCTGCAAAGTAATTAGTAATAGGGCCTGTATCAACAGTTGGGTCTTTTAATAATGTAATAATATTATCTGTAACTTGTTTTTTAGCAGGTAAGTAACCAGCCTTGCTATTAGGATTAGTCATAGTATCAATAGCATTTTGATATAAATTATAACCGCTTGTAGCTTGTCCTTTATATGTTTCACCTGTTTGCCCTGCTGGAACAATAACAGGCATTGTAGCGCCTGCTGGTGCATTAGCAGGTGCAATTGGTGTAGGAACACCAACACCTTGAATATTACCTGATGCGCCTTTAGAAGCGTATATTGGATTTCCTGCTGCATCTGTTCCAATAATTTGATTACGTTCACCAGGTGTAACTGTTTGTTGAATTGGTGCGCCTAATTGAGTTCCTGCTGGTGTTCCTGTTAATAAAGGATTACCTGTAGAAACAAGATTTGTTTGACCGCCTGATGAAATAGCTGTGGCACTTGGATACATTTTTTCAACTTGTGATAATCCATTAAGTGATTTTAATTGTGCTTGTGCTAACCATTGTTTTAATTGTAATGTATTGCCATTAGCAGGTAACCCCATTAATAATTGTTTTAATGATTTATCATTGCCACCTGCGTTTTGATTAATTTCAGTTGCACGATCAATAACGTCTTGTGGTGTTAAATCAGATTTAATCATTAAATCTGCAATATTTTGAGCAATATTAGAAAAATGATTTCTTGTATTTTCTAATTGAAGTGAATTTAATCTTGTTTGAGCTTCTTGTGATTCTGCTTGTGCTTTTTCAATAGCAGGTCTTAATGTTTCTTCTGCTTTAGTTGTTTCAGCTTCTTTTGTTCTTATTTCTAAAGGATTTAATTGTTGTTTTTGTTTGTATGTTTGTGCAGCACCTGCAACATTAAGCATATCGGCTAACGACATAGTTGCTGGAGGTTTAACTCCTAAAGAAATGCTTGGGTCTATATTAAATGCCATAATTTATCCTTAACCAAAAACACTATGTGTATAAGCCGTTCCACCGCCACCGCCACCAATACCGCCACCTTGACCCAAAAGATTACTTAACATATACATATTTCCTGCATTTTGTAATCCGCCTGAATAAGCGTTAGCTGCACCAACTGTTCCTGCTGCTTGAGCTGCGGCTGCACCTGTCATTAAATTAGCAGAATTAGTTCCGTAATTTTGAGCCAATTGATTAGTTTGTGCTTGACCTGTTTGACCAATACCTGCAATACCAGCTAAAGTATTATAAATATTAGAACGTTGACCTTGAAAATTGTTAAACGCTTGTTGATAAGCGTTACCTGCAAAGTTTTGAGTGTAATCTTGCATTCCTTGTAAAGCGTTTCCACCAATAAGACCACCTGAAGCGTTAGCAAGATTTCTTGTTGCGCCTTGACCTTGACCTAATTGAAATGCGTAATTAGGTGCTAAATTAGCGTTTAAATCTTGATTGGTAAATTGTTGAGTAAGATAACCTGATCCTATGCCTGTTCCTATTGGATTTCCTTCTGCATCATATTTTTGATATGTGCCAGGAAGCATTGATCCAATTTGATTAAGCGCAGAATAACCTTGCGCTCTATATGGAGCTTGTTGTGCATTTTGTTTATTAAATATGGCAAGTTGTTGAGCATTAGCTGCGTTAGCTGCGTTTGCTTGTGTTTGTGCTGCACTTTCTGCTGCATCGGCAGACATTGCACTACCAATAAGAGAACCTCCTACAGCAATAGCGGCTGAAAACGGATCGTTATAGCCTGGATGTTTGAGAATACCTATAAATCTTGGATTAAACATAGTTGCACCTATCGCATTTTAAATAAAATTTATCTTGATCTTCTTTTTCTATTTCAAAACCAAGACGTTTACAGAATTTTAGACCACTTTCATTACTTTTCATTACAGTTGTAACTGCACAACCATTTATATCTATTAATTTTTTAAGCGTTTCTTTAATGTGTTTTCTTATTGAAAACGTAGGTTTTTTGCTATAACCAACATGAAGCTCATTGCCTTTTATAATTACAGCACCTACTACTTCATTGTTTTGGGTTAATTCAACAAAATCCCAATCTTTCATTATTTCTGCATACTGCTCTTCAGTAATACTTAACTTATCTTTTATAGACAAATATATAGCATTTATAGCTTTACTAGACATTATAGTATGGCACTTTTACATTTTGGCCATTTACTGTCATGTTAATAAATCCTGCTGGTTTAGCAGGTAACGTTGCTGTTCCTGTAGTTGCTGTGGTTGAACTACTAAAATTAAGCAAGTTTAAAAAGAATTGTTGCCAAGCACGAGTTGGTCTTTTTGATGCAGTATCTAAAAATTCAGTCTGTGGATATGGATTGGTCTGACTTGTTCCATAAATACCATTTCCTGTAGCCATTAGTTTTCACCTTGTGAAGCTTTAAGATTAGACGATATTATAACTGCATTTACAGGGTCTGTAACTACAACCTCAAAAACTCTATCTCTAGCCCAACCTAATCTGCGCCAAATAGCACGATTTTTATATAAACCGACTGCACCAATAGAAGTCCAATGTTCGTTTGACCATGTAGAACCACCATCATTAGACCAACGAAGCATAGCTTGAGGTATTTGACCTGGGTCTGATTGGTTGCCTACGCCTGGTTGAAACTGAATTTGAAGTTCTTCCAAGTATTCACGTTGCAAATCAGTCACAATGTGAGGCGCTCTGCGTAATCTACGAATTTCACCACCATTGTCAGTATAGTTATTAGGATCAAGTAAATAAATAATGCCATTATCAAAATCGCCTACATAAACTTTGCCATTAAATACAGCAGAGCAATTACCACGATGTCTATGATAAGTATTGGTAGTGTCAATAGATAACCATTTATGCCACATAGTTGTTGATATGTCATATACCCATGTTAAATCTAATGTAGGAAATGAAACAACATAACATTCGTGACCTTCTTGTTGGTAAGTCCATGAAATAGCGTCATCTATATATTGATTTAATAATGTTTGTTCAACAGCGTGAGTTGATATACGAGTAGGAACATAACCATTCATCATCATAATTTGCGCTTGACCACGACTGTTTCTAGATACATAAGCAAAAGAATTTCCTAATCGTGATACAGAGAATTTAGCTGCAATACCATGTTGAGTTGATGTGCCTGGTATTCTTTGAAAAGGAAATGGAAACGATCCTACATCTACCCATACTTCAGATGAAGCTTCACCAAGTAAATATACTTCACGATGATCTACAATTAAAGATACTAAATTATCAGGCGATCCATCTTTAGATGAAAAGCTTAAAGCAGGTGTAATTGGACTTAATGGATTAGAAGCAGCCCATTGTTGTGAGTTAGGTCTATTGTAAACAAAATAGTTATCTACAATATCAACAGTATTGCCACCTGAAAACGCACCGTCAGTAGAAGGTAAAGTAGTAAAGTTTAACGCATACATTGTTCTTGACGTTACAGTTTGAGATGCGCTTATAGGATATGTTCCTGTGCTACCTGATCCTGTGCCAAACGTTAATGTAAGTTTTAATCCTGTGCCAGCACCGCTTGATGAAGTAGATACATCATTAGTAGGTTGAGAAGTATAAGAACCAGCGTTAGTTAAAGTTAATCCTGTCACCACACCAGCTGATACAGTTGCTACAGTATAAGTAGCAGGTGTTGTTCCATAAACGCCACCTAATACAGTTACAGTATCGTTGATTGCATATCCTGAACCACCTGCGGCAATAGTTTGGCTTAATACAGATGCGTTACCTAAAGCAGTAATGATTGTGTTAGCAGAAACAGTTGAACCTTGAATTGTTTGACCTGGATACAATGTGCCTGAACTAGCTGTGACAGTCATTGTAGTGCCTGACATTGAAGCTGTTAATACTGAAGCAACTGCGGCAGAATTCATTAATGTAGAAGCTACTGTTTGACTTTCATTAATAGTATATGTTCCAACACCACCTGTTCCTGTGCCTAAAGCTGTAATTACAGTTGCATTAGTAACACCTAAACCAAATAAAGCTTGGCTAATAGCTATTGTGCCTGATGTGATTGCGGTAACAGTTAAAGTTGTTCCTGAAATAGAACCTGTAAATAAAGCGGCAGAAGGAGTAGAAATGCGCCATGTATAACGATAAGAACCGTCAACAATATAAACATTTAATCCGTTATCACTAATACCTACTCGACCTGTTGAAGTATTTAATTGGCCTATTAATGTTGGTGTTAAGGTAGAAGTTAAAACATATACATAAGGGCCAACAACTGCCACCATGTATGATCCACCTGATACTGTTCGCATACCACGAACTTCTTGTTTGTTTTGAAATACAACGGATGATGTAAGACCAGGCGTTGGGTATAAAGCTACAACTCCTCTTGATCCTTCAGGCTTTAATGGATCAATTTCAGGGCGAAAGTTAATGCACTCCTGCCCATCTTGATAAATGGAAGGTGCTTCATAACTTGGGCCTACAAAGCCAAAATCTGCCATTATTTGACATCCCAATAAGTTATACCATTACGAATACGTCTAATAGTGGATTCACCAACGTTATATAAACGAGCAACTGCTGCTACGCTATCCATCTCACATAAATCCTTTCTAATTTGACGTATTTGGTCATCTGTAAATTGTCTTCTAGCTAAAATTGGTTTTCCTAATTTAGCTAGCCTTATTTTTTCTTTTGATTCTTCTGATAATTTTGTGCCTAACTTATTTTTATTGCCTTTGCGAGAAATAGCCCATTTAACCTTTGTTTCTTCTGTATGGTGACAACCTTTAAAGTTTTTACCCCATGTTGATGCAAAATTTTGATTGCCTTTTAATTTAGCTTTATGCTCTTCAGTATGTTTATAACCTGACGATCCTTCGCCACCATCTGTTATATTGACTAATTTAATGCCACGTTTTCTATAAACGTCAATGGCTTCTTTTTCAATTAATAAAGCAAATTCCTCATCAATATCTTTTACAAGTATTTTTGCATAAAATCCATGTTTATTAACAGTTCTATACCAATATTGATTGCGACCATATAATTGCGTTGGTCTTCGTTTTTTGCCTTTACCAACGTAAAATATCTCGTTTGTGTCAGCTTTTCTATGTTGATAAACTAGATACATATTATTCCGTAAGTTATTGATTTTAACGGAAAAAGCCCCCAGATAATATCCAGCCGGCATCTTTTTGCCTACTACTCAACAACGCATCGTTAAATCTTGCAGATTGCATAGGCTTCATATTGGTGCGTTTTAATGTTGCTTTAGCTTGTGCAGCAAACGCCACAATCATCGCTATTTGCGTTTGTGAGGCTTTGCCATACATAGGCATCAATCTTTCGGCTAAACACCAACGTAGCGCCATAGAATAGCCTTGTGGAAGGTTTATATCGTCATTAAGTGAGGCATAGTTTCTAAACAATGTTTGAGCAAACATATGGATTTCACCCTGTGCAGGATTAGGCCATACAAAGACGTTACCTGAATCAGAATTAGGATTGAAATATAAAGCTTTAGGCCAAGGGCCATTTAAAGTTTTTAATCCAATCATGTTGTAGTCATCCAAGGCTAATATAGCTATTGGATAATCTAATCCGCCATTTACAATAGGCTGACCATTAGAAGTTGTATTGATACGAACATAAGCGGAGTCAATTCCAAGAGGCTTTTGGTAGTAAGCTTGAATAGTGGTAGATGCGACAGGGCTGGGATAAGTAACATTAAGTAAGTATGTTCCTGCATAATTTACATTGCCTCCTGCGCCTGTTAAACTTTCTAAAATTTTAGTGCCGTCAGTAATGCCTGTGCCACTTAAAGTTTGACCTTGAGCTACTGCACCTGACAATATACCTGTAACTGTTAAAACGTTACCTGTAATTGATCCTGTAAACTGTGCGCCAATAAAATTAGATGATGCGTGATAAGGCCCAATCGTATATTGAACTTGTCCTGCAACAACAGGCCATATAATTTCAGTTACGTTAAAGACAATCATATCCTCGTTTGACCATTGGTCAATAAGGTCGTTAAGCATATCAAAAGCGTCTTGAGCTTCTTCCGATGACGGAGTTTCACCTGATGCTAATGCACCGATGTCTTTCATGGCTCTTGATATGATGTCTATTGGCTTTGGCATAATAAATCCTAGATATTAGGTGTGAATGTGTTAGAGAGCCAAGGAAAGCCAACTGTTTTGTCTTTTTTTAGCTCTAATAATTGCTCATCTAAACGAGATTTTATACTAGAAACGTCATCTACGGTTGTTTCGTCATTAATCCAATCAAGAATTGTTTTTTCTCTTACTTCTGCGTAAGGAATTTTAATCTCTTTGCCTTTAAAATAATGATTGCCTTCTGTTTCTACAGTATTTTCACCGTCAGTAGCAGTTACATGATAATAAGCATGAGTGATTAAACCTTCTTGTGCTGTTACTTCTACAAGTTTCCAATTATAGTTGTTCATTTATTGCATCCCAAGATTTTGTTTCTTCATTCCATGTATAGCGACCTTCGTCTGTAGGATAATCTACAGGTGCTTTCCATTGTGCTTTATCTTCATCTAATAACCATGAGTTATATGGTTTAGGAGGAATAAAAGCATCACGACTTTCATCGTATGTATATCCAATACCTGCATAATTCTTACGAATACGACCATTGTAAGATGTTTGTTTCCAAGTGCCACCTAAAAGATTAGAGCAAAAGTCTATTCCAATTTGTTCAATCTCAATACCTTCTTCATTAGAAGTATCTTTGTTATCTACCACTATAACTTTAGTTACAATGTTATTTTCTGTTTGTGCAAAATGTGCCATGCTACTACTCCTTAATTAAGATAATGTTCCGCTAGATGTAAATGTATGTATTGTGTTTCCACCTGATGATGTTACAGTTCCGCCTGTCCATTTTTGTGAGCCAGCGTATGAGATGATAACAACTCCGCTACCGCCTGAACCTGAACGACCTCCACCTCCACCGCCTGTGTTTGCAGTTCCTGAAGCTCCTGTAAAAGCACCATCAGTATTACCATTACCACCACCGCCTGTTCCACCAAGAACAGGTGAAGTAGTTAAATCACCAATACCTCCACCACCACCAGCGTAAGTTACACTTGAACCTGTAATTGAAGATGCTAAACCATCACCACCTTGTCCACCTCCATCAGTATTACCTGCTTCACCAGCTCCACCACCGCCTGAACCATATAAACCAGCACCAATATTAGATGTGCCACCTGCAAATCCTTGACCGCTAGTTGCAGCACCACCTGTTCCGCTTGTTGAAGGTGAAATATATCCACCGCCACCACCTGAACCTCCACTTGTTCCATTTGGATTAGTTGTATTAGCTCCACCACCACCACCACCTACTGATGTAAGTGTAGTTAAACTCATTCCACTTAATACTGAATTAGACCCTGATGAGCCAACAGTAGAACCAGCACCTGTGCCAGCACCACCTCCACCAACTGTAACTGTATAAGTTGCTGGGTAATAAAGAGTTGTAGTAGAAGTAAGTAAACCACCTGCTCCACCACCACCTGATGAAGAACCACCTCCACCAGCTACTACTAAATAACTAGCTGTAACTGCTGTAGCAGGGACTAATGAACCTGAAGCTGTGAATGTATGTATTTGATTACCACCTGAAGTAGTAACTGTGCCACCTACGAATAAAGGTGTAGCAGATGTGTAAGATATGATGACTATGCCTGAACCACCTGCGGCTGTTGTTGATGCCCATGAACCACCACCACCGCCGCCTGTATTAACTGTTCCTGAACCTGCTGCAGTAGTATTACTTCCAGCACCACCACCCCCTGTTCCACCTGTGCCTGATGTTCCACTACTTCCTCCACCACCACCGCCTGCATAGGTTACGGATGAGCCTGATATAGATGATGCAGAACCATTACCACCATTTTGATTTGAACCTGCTGCTCCTGCACCACCACCACCACCACCTGAACTAGCTGTTCCATCACCACCATTATTGCCTTGACCTGATGTTCCTGCACCACCTGTTCGTGGAGCATCATTACTACCTCCACCACCTGATCCACCTGAACCACCTGAATATCCAGCTCCACCACCATAACCACCGCCTGTTGCGGTAACAGTAGATAAACCTGTTCCTGAAACAACTGAATTAGAACCACTTCTTGTATTTGTAGCACCTGTGTTTGAACCACCTGCTCCAACTGTAACAGTATAAGTTGTAAGAGTAGATAATGTAAATGTGGAAGTTAATAATCCACCCGCACCACCACCGCCTTGTTGTCCTCCTGCACCACCAGCTACAACAAGATAAGATGCAGATACATTAGTATTTTTAGAAGATAAGACACCATAAGCTCTTGCGGCTTGAACAGCTAGTCTTGACAATAATGACATTAACTAATTCCTACTTAAATTGTGTTTGTGCTGCAAATACTGTGAATGCGGCTGAACCTGTTTTAACAATAGTATATGAATAAGCGTCTATACCTGAAGCGTTACCACTTGACCATGCTGTGCCACCTTGATATTTAGGTGTTACAGAGTTTCCGTCAATTGTAATTGCGTTGTTATAGTAAGCTGTTGAGCCTTGAGTTACTAGGAATACAACAGTCATGGATTGACCTGTAGCCATAGCTGTGTTTAATGATGTGCCACTTGATGCTCTAAAGTTTACAGTCCAATTAGCTGATGCAGATGTTGTGTAGTAAAGAACTGATTGAGTAGTTACATCATAGTTAATTGTTCCTGTAGCCGCAGTTGCAGATACAGTCACTACTTCTGCTGCGTTTGTAAATACAGCCGCTAAAACACTAGATGATCCGCTAAATGTTTGTTGAGCAGTAAACGTATTAGCTACGTTTGTCACAGGTATATTAGCCGCAGCCAATGATGTTGCACCTGTGCCACCGTAAGATGTGCCTAATGGGTTAGTTGGTGTCAAG